TTTCAAATATTTTCGAACATTACATTCTTTGGCAAGACAACAGTTTGCTGAGATTCCCGTTTTAGATCCAAAAGCTGACATGCTTATATTCCATACCCAATATGGAACTATAAAAGTAAATTATAAAGATAGTTGGGATGATCAAAAAGTTTTTAATAATTGGTCTTTACAAATATATGACAGAGCCAGAAACATGAAGGTGGATCCTGTATCATTATATAAACAACAACCTAGAAAAGCTGTACGACTTCAACAGTTTAAATCAATTATTGCAGGTTACGAACAATTTAAAACTATGGAAATGGAGAACGGACAACGGACACCTGATAGGTTAGATTTTACTGACATGGTAGAGAGATACATAAAACATGGCTTAGTCATTCCATTTAAAGTATTGATGGTGGATGAAGCTCAAGATCTTACACCTTTACAGTGGGACATGGTTGTTAAGATAGCTAAACAAGTAGATAGAGTTTATATTGCAGGTGATGATGATCAAGCTATTTACGAATGGAATGGTGCAGATGTTGCCCTATTTCAAAGTTTTCCTGGTAGAGCTTTAGTATTAAAAAAGTCTGTTAGATTAAATAAAAACATACATTTCTTTTCCAAATGTTTACTAAATAGTATGGGGGATAACAGAGTACAAAAAGATTTTTACTCTAATCAGAAAGATGGAGCCATATACAAATGGAACACATTAAAAAAAGTGCCTTGGGATTTAGAGGGTGACTGGATGGTTTTAGCTAGAATAAACGATGTAAAAAAAGAATTACAAATAGAAGCTAAGAATCTCGGTTTGTATTATCAAGATGTTAAGAATAATAAATCTTTTGATCCGAATCACTTCTTGGCTATAGAATATTGGGCAAAAATTTGTGATGGTGGAGTGCTTACTAGATCTGAAGCTTGTATCATGTATGAGTATTTATTAAACATAGATCACGGATACCGGTCACAGGACAGCAAAAAGTGGTCTTTTGCTCACCCAAATCAAGTGTTTAATTTTGATGAATTACATCTCAGATGTGGTATGAGAGAGGATAAAGGATCTTGGGAACAAGTGTTTAAAAGAAAATTTAAAGATAAAGAAAAACAATACTTTCAAAAGTTAATGAGAGAAGGCGTAGACTTATCTAAACCACCAAAAATTACGATAGATACCATACATCAAGTAAAAGGTGGTGAAGCAGATAACGTAGTGTTAGCTTCTAAATGTAACTTTCCATCACATTTTGATAAAAAAAATATACAAGAAAAAGTAAAAGAACTGCGGGTGTGGTATACAGGAGCTACAAGATCAAAAAGCACATTACATTTATTAGGAACTTACCATCAATATAATTTTCCATTAGGAAAATATTTTAAACTTTATGAGGCTAACTATGACAGATAAAGGCATATTTGATGATGTATTTCCGCAAAATAAACAAATAGGCGGAGATCACTACAAAGATATGGCCATTCAACCATTTGAATTTATATCAAAGAATGAATTAACATACTTTCAAGGCAACGTTATAAAATACGTTTGCAGATACAAACAAAAGAATGGAATACAAGATTTAGAAAAAATAATTCATTACTGTGAACTAGAGATTAAAAAATTAAAAGATGACAATTAAATTAGGTTTTTTATTTTTATTAATAGGCATGGTTTGTATAATTTTTGCTACCATTGTAACTTATTTTATAGTTAAATATTTGAAATGACACATCAATTAAACTTTATTTATAATGACTCTGATTGGGTTTGCCCATCAGAGTATCCAGATTTAAGAAATGCAAAAGAGATAGCAATTGATTTAGAAACTAGAGATCCAAACATTAAAACAAAAGGAGCAGGGTGGGCTACATTTGATGGCCATATTGTAGGCTTTGCTGTAGCAGCTTTTGATCAGCAATGGTATTTTCCTATACACCACGATGCAGGCGGTAACATGGATGAAGGTATCACTGTTGCCTGGATGCAAGAAGTTTTAAATACACCAGCAGTCAAAATTTTTCATAATGCAAGTTATGACGTGGGTTGGTTAAAAATAAATGGATTTAATATTAATGGACCTATTGTTGATACAATGATTGCAGCAGCTTTGGTTAATGAAAATAGATATAGTTTTTCTCTAAATGCGTGTGCTAAAGATTATTTAGGTGAAATTAAGAATGAAACTTTTTTAAATGAAAAGGCAAAAGAGTGGGGCATAGATGCAAAAGCGGATCTATGGAGATTACCAGCAGGGTACGTTGGGTTCTACGCAGAACAAGATGCAGGTCTAACTTTAAAGCTGTGGCAGCATTTTAAAACTGAGATAACAAAACAAAATTTACATGATGTCTGGGATATGGAGATGGAGCTGCTACCTATTTTAATTGATACAAGAATGAGAGGTATAAGAATAGATGAGGAGAAAGCTGCATCTTTAAAAAAAGATTTTAAACAAAAAGAGTCTAAGGTGTTAGGTAAAATAAAAAAAGAAACAACTATTGATGTAGACATATGGGCTGCAAGATCTGTGGCTCAGGTGTTTGACAGGATCGGAGTTGATTACCCACGGACACCGAAAACTGAAGAACCAAGTTTTACCCAAAACTGGCTAGTAAATTGTGATAACCCGATAGCCCAACTAATAAGAGAAGCAAGAGAAATAAATAAATTCCATTCAACATTCATAGACTCCATTCAAAGATTTGTGCATAAAGGTAAAATACATTCTGAAATAAATCAACTAAGATCTGATCAAGGCGGCACAGTTTCTGGTAGATTAAGTTATTCAAATCCAAATCTTCAACAAATACCTGCACGAAATAAAGAATATGGTGATAAAATTAGAAGTTTATTTTTACCTGAAGACGGTAAACAATGGGGTAGTTTTGATTATTCACAACAAGAACCAAGATTAGTTGCTCACTATGCTGCAAGTGTAAATAATAATTTTTCTGGAGCTGATGAGTTTATAGAAGCTTATAAAAATGAAGCAGCAGACTTTCATCAGATTGTTGCAGACATGGCAGGTATATCTAGGACACAAGCTAAAACAATAAATCTAGGATTATTTTATGGTATGGGTAAGGCTAAGTTAGGAAGAGAGCTTGGTATATCAAAAGACTTAGCTGAAAATTTGTTAAATAAATATAATAATAGAGTTCCATTTGTAAAAAGATTAGCTGAAGAGGTAACTAATAGTGCATCTAAGTATGGTTTTATTAGAACAATAAAAGGTAGAAAATGTAGATTTGATATGTGGGAGCCATCAACTTTTGGAATGAATAAGGCCATGCAGTATGAGGAAGCTAAAGCAATTTACGGAAATAATATTAGAAGAGCTTTTACTTATAAAGCATTAAATAGATTGATCCAAGGATCCGCAGCTGATCAAACAAAACAAGCAATGATAAATTGTTATAAAGAAGGTTATCAACCTTTATTACAAATCCATGATGAGTTATGTTTTTCAATAAACGAAGAACATGATATTAATAAAGTTAAGGAGGTAATGGAAAATGCTATCGACAATCTTAAAGTACCTAGCAAAGTTGACATTGCTTTGGGCAGGAGTTGGGGTGAAGCGAAAGAGTAAAAAAAGAGTAAGTGGATATTATTTTGATGGTAAGAAGATGCGAACCCTTTACGAGAGGGATCATTAATCTTCTTCTTTAGTCTCTACAGCTTTTGACTGTTCATATTCTTCAATCGTTTGTTCTTTATACTCAGGCTTCCAATCATAAATTTTAATTTTATAACCTTTATCTTTTAGCTCCTTTAATTTAAGTGGGTTCCATATATACATTTAATGCTCCTATTATTTTTTTTATTTACTATTATAACATGGACGATTTTTCACTTTTTCATTTTGTTGAATTCTAGAAGGTTGTAAATTGCAGGGGTTCTATTCTGGATGCGACACTGAATGCTTTTAGTGAAATTTAGAGCGAACGAGTCTTAGGAAAAAAATTTAAAAATTTAGCAAGGTTAACTTGCTATATCAAATAGACCTACTTTTGCATCCTCAACGCTTTGATCGTTGATTTTCTTTTTAAGGTCTTTAAGTTTAATGTCGATCCACTTCATATCAGGAGTTACTCTCCCCTGAGCTAACGCTTGGTTTGCCCACTTGGACTCCAACTGAAGTTTTTCCGACACCAGCTGTTGTAATGACATCTCTGTCTACCTCCTCAAATGTTACGTAGACACGTTCATCATAAAAACTCTCATCCGCACCTACAATTTCTCCTGAGTTCACACCATTTGAAAATGCCTCAAGAGCTGCTGCATCGTTATCTGCTTCAAGCATCTTATCAAAATATAAATTATTACATCGTGCTTGGATACGATATAGCTTCATGATCTATTATACATCAAAATGGGTTGATTTATCAAGGTATTAGACATTTGGCTTTTGTGGCGGAATTATGTTTACTTTTACCCCTCTACACTCATATTTTACAGCTAATTGCTGCTCTTCTATTCTGCCTGGATCTAAATTCATTAAAGTATTATGTGAGAGTTTGTAACCTGATAAGGCACAATCGTAATAAGTTGGATATTCATGAGAGGTAATAGTGCTTTCAAAACAACTGTTATCAAGCATTGAACAAAGATACAAAATTAAAACATACTTCATAAAAACCTATATTATCCTATATTATTTTTTCCTTGCATATCCCATGAAAATACTTATAAGGATTATTTAAAAAATAATTAACTTAGAGGTTATCATGAATGATAAAAAAAACATAGAGTCTACTACCGAGGGTGCTTCAATTGCATCCATAGATGTAATAGACCCTGTATGGCACAAGCCAGACGAAGAGAAAAGACCTAAAAGCAGCTTAAAGTTGTTTATGGTTTCTTTCAGTGAGGTCACAAAGAAAATCACTCTTGATGTTGATGGTGAAGAGTACAGAACTATTTCTGTCAAAGATAATATATCTGGAAATCGTAAATATTATGAGGGTGTTGATAAAATGATCAAACTTTTTTCTGATTGGGGTTACTATGAAAACTCAAATTAGATCAGACTCCGAGGTCTTTAATCAATGGGCAGACAAAGTACAAAAGATACTTAGTCAAGTACCATTGATATCGGCTAACGGACATATGCCACTTGAATATGGTGATGATGAGTGGCAATCAACTATGAAAAGACTTCAACAGTTACCGATGCGTTTTGCGGATGTTCCAATATATCCGATCAACGAAACTATCGCTAACAAATTAATTGAAGATCAATTAGAAGGTGCAAATGACAAACCAGATTATTAGTTTTTTGTTTATACTTTTTTTATTGATAGTGCCACCTAAACTATTGTTATTGTTAGTAGGTGGTCTTTTATACTTAATCTTGTTTTAACCAAGGAGGAAAAGATATGGCAAGAGCAGTTAATAATAAATTTTTTGAAACTAGAGATTATTCTATTTTCAAAAAAGTCCGAGGTAATAGACCTGTGGATGCAGCACACGTGCAGCAATTAAAAAAATTAATAGCTGATAAGGATCTTATGGACCCAATACGTGTAAATAAAAATAAAGAGGTTGTTGATGGTCAACATACTCTGCAAGCGAGAAAGGAACTAGGTTTACCTGTTCCATACATCATAATTAATTCTGATGATCCGCTTGATGTAGCAAGACTTAACACTGGTAGAAAGAACTGGTCACTAGATCATTATCTTCATCACCACTGTGCAAGAGGTAAAATGGATTATAAAATATTAAAATCCAAGATGACCCAATATGGTATACCTGTTGCTGAAACACTTGTTTTGTTGCAAAAAGTAAATACCAAATACAGAAGGCATTCGGATGAGTTTAAATTAGGCACATTTAAAATACCTGCT